AACATGGACGGATGCTGACGGTAATAGTGGAACAGTCGAAATTGATATCATTACATTATCTGATAAACCTGCTAAACTTATAGGAGTTAAGGGGCGCAAGTCAGGTTCAAAAGGATTTAAGAAAATCGCAGCTGCAGGAAGTGTGAGTAACTCAAGACTTGATAGATATTCGATAGATAAAAATGGTAGAATTTTAATAGGTTGGGCAGACTCAAATGGAGATGCACCTTTAGCAGATGGCACTTTTGCAAATGGTATTTGGATTATACGGACAAAATACGATGCATCAGGAGCAAAAAAAGATAAAATAACAGGGAAAAGAGATGGGGCTATTTATAAAATAGATTACCAATACAACGACAACTATGACCCAACATTTGATGGAAATGAAGAAAGAGTTAAAGATAAAGGAAGTCCTAAACAAGATGACAAAAATAAAATAGACCTTATTCTTTTAAATAAATTGATTGATGATGAAAACAAAGACTATGGGGCAAGTGGAGTTGTAGAAGGAATATCTGTGAAGAGTTCTGAGGTTGCTGATTATCGTGGCACTTTAGTTAGACAAAAGACAGGTGTTTATAAACACATAAACGGTAATGAGTATACTGTTGTAACAAATGCTTCAAGTGGTGATACGGCTAACATGGATTTTCTTCTTAGTGCGATGTTGGATGATGCTCAAGGTCAGCCAGGCTTTGATGAACTTGTAGAATAATTAGATAAACAATCGGTGAAGTATTGTTATAAATAGATAGAGGAGTACAATATGCCTACACCAACAGCATTTAAAGATGCTCAAGGTCTTAACGATATTGAACGTAATGTTCGTCAATATAAAGACTTAGATTTATTCTTTACAAAAAAGAAACTGTCAGCAAAAAACAGTGATGGTGATGTAACAGTAAGTGGTGCAAAGTCAGATATTAATAAAGTAACAGACATTACAGCTGTAAAGCGTTCTATCCGTAATCTAGTATTAACTAATCATTATGAAAAACCCTTTCACCCAGAAATTGGTTGTGGTGTAAGAGAATTATTGTTTGAATTGATGACTCCTATAACTGCACATCTTTTAACTAGAAAAGTAGAAGATGTTATAACCGAATATGAACCAAGAGCACAATTGGTTGGTGTTAAAGCAACACCAGATTTAGATCGCAATGCGTATGAATTGACTATAGAATTTTATGTTTTAAATGCTCCAACTGAGTTAGTAGACCTAACCGTATTATTAGAGAGATTGCGATAATGGCAGTAAACACAAAAAGATTAAGTGTAACAGAGTTTGACTTTGATGAGGTTAAAGATAACCTTAAAGTTTTTTTATCTGGACAAACAGAATTTACAGACTATGATTTCGAAGGTTCTGGAATGAACGCAATGTTAGATGTTCTTGCATACAATACCCACTATCTAGGTTTCAATGCAAACATGTTAGCAAACGAAATGTTTCTAGACAGTGCATCTCTCAGGTCAAGTGTAGTTTCACATGCAAAAACTTTAGGATATATTCCCAACTCTGCTAGAGCTGCGGTCGCAACAGTTAATGTTGTATTAAATACATCTTCTCTAACTAGTGCAACTATGGCAGCTGGTACAGTATTTAAATCTACTGTTGATGGAACAGACTATCAGTTTGTTACATCAGATTCAATAACAGCATCAACCGTTGGTTCTTCAATTCCTTTTCTTTTGGTTAAAATATATGAAGGAACTTTTGTAACAACTAGATACACTGTAGATTCAACAGATGCAGATCAAAGATTTCTTGTTCCTAATAGACGAGCAGATACTTCCACATTAAAAGTTGTAGTGCAGAATTCAAGTTCCGATAACACAACCACCACTTTTACACAAGCAACAGACATAACACAAGTTACTGCTTCAAGCAATGCTTATTTTTTACAGGAAGTAGAGAACGGAAAGTTTGAAGTGTATTTTGGTGATGGGGTTATTGGTACTGCATTGGCAGACGGAAATATTGTAATCCTTACTTATGTTGTTAGTAATACTACAGCAGCCAATAGTGCATCTATCTTTAAAAATTCAGCATCAATCGGAAATGTTACTGATGTATCAGTTGAAGTTGTAGATGTTGCAAACGGCGGTTCAGAACCAGAAACTATTACTTCTATAAAATATAATGCACCACTAGACTATGCATCTCAAGGAAGATGTGTGACCACAGAAGATTATAAAGTGTACGCTAAAAAACTTTATGCAAATGCTAAATCAGTACAGGTGTTTGGTGGAGAGAGTGGTTCATTTGATACAAGTTTAGGTGTTGTTTCAACAGCTGAATATGGTAAAGTATTTATTTCGATTGTCGCAACAACAGGATTAAATTTAACCACATCAGAAAAAAAACAATTAGTAACTGACCTTGGAAAATTTACTGTTGCGTCTATCACACCAGTAATCGTAGACCCAGAAACAATTTTTATAATTTTAAATGTTACATTTAAATACGATTCTAGCAAAACAACATCATCTGCAAGTCAAATAGAATCTGAAATAACTAATGATTTAACATCATACAACACAAACACCCTTGAACAATTTGAAGGTTTGTTTAGACATTCAAAAATTACTAGAATTGTTGATGATGCAAATTCTTCAATATTAAATAATACAACTAATGTAACTTTGGGTAAATTTTTTACGCCAACAACTACAGCAGCTGCATCTTACAATCTTTACTTTAACAATGCACTTTACAATCCTCACTCTGGACACAATGCGTCAGGTGGGGGAATACTTTCATCAACAGGATTTTTTATTAGTGGCGATACAACAAATGAACATTTTTTAGATGACAATGGTGCTGGAATCGTAAGACTTTATTATATTCAAAGTGGTATAAATGTGTATGTAGATTCGACCGCTGGAACGATAAATTATGTAACAGGTGCGATTGCTATAGATTCAATTTTTATAACTACAGTTTCAGATGTTGATGGCGGAACTTCAACACAAATTCGTATTACTGTAATTCCAAACTCAAAAGATATTGTTCCAATTCGTAATCAGGTATTAAAAATAGATTTTACAAACAGTACAATAACAGGACAGGTTGATACCATTGCAGTAGGTGACGCAGCTGCAGCAACAACTTATGCATCAACCACTTCTTATAGCACTCCATCGGGATATTAAAGATGGTTCCTTTTGATGGCGACATAGACCCTACTGGAAATTTAACGACAAAAATAAGTACGTTAATTGATGGTCAACTGCCCGAGTTTATTCAATCAGACCACCCATTATTTTCTGTATTTCTGAAACACTATTATGAATATTTAGAAGCTGCTGAACTTAGAGTCACAGTAAATATTGATAATCTTATTTTAGAAACAGTAACTAACTTTAAAGTTTTAGATGTTGATGGTAATAACATTGTTTTGGAATCAGGCGCAGGGACAGATGGAAAATTTATTGTAGGTGAAACTATAACTGGTGGAACTTCAAAAGCAACTGCAAAAATTCTGGTAGATGATTTAGGTAATACTACTACACCAAGAATTTTCATTACTTCACAACAAAAATTTATAACAGGAGAAACCATCACTGGTGGAACTTCTTCTTCAAGTGCAGTAGTTTCAAGGTATCGTGCAAACCCTGTACAGACTATACAACAGCTGTTAGCTTACGCAGATATCGATAATACTATCTATGATTTCTTAGATCAATTTCGTGATGAGTTTATGAACGCAATTCCTTCTACTCTTGCAGACGGAGTTTCAAAGAGAAATCTTGTTAAAAATATTCGTGAACTCTATAGAGCAAAAGGTACATCAGAAGGACATAAAATATTCTTCAATATGATACTTGGTGAAACACCAGTAATAACATATCCAAATCAATATATGTTACGAGCATCTGGTGGTAATTGGACAAGCAGATTAATTATGCGAACTGCACCAACTGCTGGATCTATTGGTGATGAAGCAATTGGACAATTATTAACAGGACAAACCTCTGGTGCAACAGCTGTTGTTGCTACATCTTTGTCTACATCTGAAATTGCAGTATCGATAATAGAGTTTGAACTTAACCCCGATTCATTATCTCCAAACGTTTCATTTGTAACAGGAGAATTAGTACAAGTAACATCTAATCTTACTGATTCTTTAATGACTTTCACAGTAAATTCAATAGTATCACAGGGAACGGTTACTGATTCTGGAGCTCTTTATACTGCATCAGAGTCTTTTGCTTTTGATACTAATTCTAATATTGGTAATGGTCGAGCATCAGGTAGAGTTAATAACATTAATTCTGGTGAAGTTAGTGGTGTTGTTATTGATGATGCTGGAACAAAATATGAAGTTGGAGATGTTCTAACTTTTACTACCACAGATTCTAATACCTCAACCGCAGCTGGATTTGTTTCTATAATTGATGGTTCACTTGCTCTTAATGGAACAGACAAATATTCATCAGACGGTGGAGACTTTTTAGTTTTTGAAGATGCAACAACGGAACAAGAATTTTTAGTTGATATAGAATTAGAAACATTAACAACAGAAGCAAATGGTCAAAAACTATTACTTAACGGAACTGATACTAATTCTCTTGATGCTGGACACAACCTTAAATTTGAAAACTCCATAACGCAAAAAGGATTAGAATCTTACGGAACAGTTGGTGGAGATCAGTTTGCAATTGAAGAAGGAACAGATTCTACTGGTGGAATATCAAAAATATTTTTTACGAATGGTGGTTCTGGATATAACACACTCCCAATAGTTACAGTTACATCTACTTCTGGCACAGGCACAAGTTTACTTGCGACAACTGATAGCATTGGATCTGTAGGTGAGATAGAACTTACCAATCCTGGCTTTGCGTATACTTCTGAACCAGAAATAAAATTTAATGCAAATTTTATTCTTAAAGATGTAACTGGTACTTTTGCATCTCAAAACACTCTTGCTTCATCAGGACACACTGGAACAATTGTATCATTTGATTCTTCTACAAATTTATTAAAAACAACATTTGATAATGTTGTAAGAACAGAGTTAGAAGTTGCAGATGAAGAAGGTATTACACTTGAAGATTCTTTAAGGGTTGGTGGCGACAGTACAGATACCAGAATGATTTTTGATGATACTCTTGACGAAGAAGAATTTATTTTATCAGAAAATGATGTTGATCTTTTTGTAATCAACGCAACTGCTACTGATGATGAATATCTTGTTCTTGAAGATGGCACATTTCCGTTTACCAATGGTGCAATTGTTTTAGAATCACCAGATGATTTAATTAACTTTCCTATACAACTTGAATCTGGTGCAAGAGATGGTACTAATATTGGTGACAGAATTTTAAATGAAAATGACGAAGATATTATTGTTGCTGAAACTGCTGAATCTATTGGTGCATCTTCAATTCAACAAGTAAGAATATTAACTGAAACTTCTACACGACTTCTTTCTCAACAACAAAACAGAAATAGTAGACTCTTAACTAACGCTGCGTTTGATACATCTGAAACAGGCACTGGAACTACTGGCTTCTTTCTTTTAGAGGGAACAAACACAACTGTTGTAAATGGTTTATTTACAGACGAAAATAGTAAATTGTTGAATGAAGAATTTGGTGATAATAACCAAATTGTTTTAGATGGAACTGATGCAGATGGAACAGATGAAAATGCATTACTGTTACAAAATGTCGATGCGGGCGATGGTCAAGTAATACTTGACGGTACTGATTCATCTAGTACAAATGAAAATGATCACGTAGTTCAAACTTCTAGCTTAGATTTCTTTGAGGGTTCAACGGGCATTGACCCACACCCAATTTCAATTACAGATTCAAGTGGTGCGACAGGAAAAATTGTTAATGCTAATATTGCTTTAGGAGTTTCAATAATTGATACCACTGCTGAAACTGCAAAAACATATGGACAAGATATTACAAGTCTCATTGGTGAGGATTTAAATCGTATTCAAGATTCTTATTATTACCAACAATTCTCATATGAGATTGAAGCAGGATTTGGAACTAACACATATCTAGACCAGTTAAAGAGAGCAGTACATCCAGCTGGATTTGCAGTATTTGGTAAAGTTAAAATAGCTTCATCTGTCTCAGCTGCAATAACAAACGCTGGTTCTTCTCTTGGCGGTGGTTACTATAGTGACCTTAACGCAATTGCACCAGATGATAAGTTCTCTCCAATACTTGCATCTACATTTGAAGTTCTGTTTGATGAAACATTCCAAAGACGTTTGGGAACAAACCCAAGTGGTAACGATGTAGGAATGTTCGAACAAAGAGTTATTTTAGAAGAGGCTGAAGATGTAACATTTATCACTGATGCAATTCTTTTAGATGGAACAGACTCAAGTTCAAGTGATGCTGGTTCCTTTTTGAGAGAAGAAGAAACTGCGTTTATACGACTTGACGAAAGAATACAAATAGAAGAAGCAACAGACACAACCGCAACATCTCCTGAGAGTTTTATAATTCAAGAGAGTGGTGACAGAATTATATCTGAAGCTGGTATCGCACTTTCAAACAATATAACATTGAATGGTTCTGGTGACAGCGGACACCTAGTTTCAACAGATGCTGGTGGAGATATTCTTCTTGATGGAACAGACTCAGACGGAACTGATTATGAAGAATCTTTAGAATTAGAGATTGCATCTTCTAACCATGTAGGAAAGATTAATTTATTTGCTTTAACTAATGAGGACAATACCCTTCTTAATGAAGCTGGTGGTTCTCAACAACTAGAAACTTCTAATGTTGGTGGTGGAAGTGACTATGACTTATCTATTGTATCTATTATTAGCACGAAAGTTAATATACCTCTTGCAACGCCAAGACGTGCTAATAATGGATTGACATTACTTGGAATAGACCCATTTCATAACTCATCAGTAGGAATTGAAGTAGAAAAAGGAACTCAAACAAGTGGTCAATTATTAATAAATTTTACTCAAGATCAATTTGGTATTATTGTTGGTGAGGGTTCTGGGATTCTTATGGAAGATGACCCCAATAATAGCTCACACTTTAGTTTTGATAATATTTTAGAGTATACCAATGACGACATTGTTTTAAATGGAACAGATGGTTCTTCTACAAACGCTGGCGATAATGTGGTATTGAATGGCACAGATGAAAATTCTTCTAATGCAGATTCAAACATTATTGGAGAAAGTGTTCTTACTCACAGTAACATTACTATGGCTGACATTATGCGTCCAGATTTAATCGTGTTAAGTCATGATGAAAAACTAGGTGAGCCTGATATGAGTTTCAATACACAACCATCTGAGCCAGTTGCAATACTGTTAGAAGGAAGTCAAGTATCTGGATTCTTTAGACAGGAAAATGAAACAACTGCTCCTGATCACCACGGGGACAAAATAGTTCTTGAAGATAAAACTGGAGTTGGATTCAATAATAAATTAATATTTGAAAGTACAAGACTACAAGCTGAAGATGGTTCAAGTAGTGGAACAATACCATTTCAAAATTTTACTAATTCAAACTTTGAACCATTTACTCGTTCTGCTTATTTACATACTAGTGAGTATGGTGCGATTGATTTAGAAGATGATGCGTTTGAAGTTACAAATATTCAACTAGAAGATGGTGGTGATGGTGCTGGTTGTAATCTGGTATATGATGGAATTGATACACTACAATTGTATGAAGGCAATACAATCGCAATGCAAACATTTTTTGATATTACGATAAGTTATGGTGATGGTGCAGTAGTATTAAATGGAACAGACGGCTCTTCTACAAACGCTGGTGATAGATTTAGATTTGAACTAGCAACTGATGAAAATATTAATAACAACTATCCTAATGTAAAAGGATCTGGCGAAAAGGGTGGATTTGATGTTAACACATCAATTAAATTTTCAAGTGGTTCAAAAACTTTTGACGCAACCATATAAATCGTTATAAATAGATTAGATACAAAGGAAATTAAAATATGGCATTTCAATCAATAGGTTTAGGAACATCAGCTGACGATGGAACAGGCGACAGTTTACGGGTTGGTGGTGATAAAGTTAATGATAACTTTTCAGAAATTTATACACTTCTAGGAACTGGATCTGCTCTTACAACTGGACTTAGTACAACTGCATCGGTAGTAACACTTAGTTCAGCAGTCGGAACATTTACAACATTAACACCAGCTGCATCAGATGGTACTGCACTAGGCAGTGCGTCATTGGAGTTTTCAGATTTATTTTTAGCAGACGCTTCAACAATTAAATTTGGTGCAGACCAAGATGTTATTTTAACTCACGTTGCTGATACAGGTCTATTACTTAACGCAGCGATGAAAATTCAATTTCGAGATGCTGCCATACATATTAGTTCAACTGCTGATGGTGATTTATCAATTGCTGCTGATGACGAAATAGATTTAACCTCAACTCTTATTGATATCAATGGTAATGTAGAGATTAGTGGTACTCTTGCACAAGCAGATACCGTAACAATGGCTACAAATAAAAAGATACAGTTTCGTGACACTGCTATTCACATTAGTTCAACTGCTGATGGTGATTTAGCAATTGCTGCTGATGACGAAATAGATTTAACCTCAACTTTAATTGATATTAATGGCAATGTTGAGATTAGTGGTACTACAGCACAGGTAGGTGTTTTAACTACAACAGCTACACAGGTAGCAACTGGTGGAATTACAAGTGGTTCAGATATAGTTTCAGATACAGATTCTACAGATGACCTTGGCACAACGGGTGTTCGCTGGGCAAATTTATTTGTAGACGCTATCACTGCAACTGATCAAATCACAGCAACAGGATTCACTGGAACATTGGACGGGATATTAGGAAGTGGTGCGGCCGCTGCAGCAACGACTACCACCCTTGATACCAGTGGGGTTGTTAACTTAAACCTTACCACTGATTCAACTAGCTCAACTTCTGGTGCTTTGATTATTGACGGTGGTGTTGGTGTAGCTAAAAAGTTGTTTGTAGGTACAGACTTAGATGTTGATGGTACTGCAAACTTAGATATTGTAGACATTGATGGCGCAGTTAACATGGCTACTACTGCCTTAGTAACAGGTGTTTTAACTACAACAGCTACACAGGTAGCAACTGGTGGAATCACTAGTGGTTCAAACATTGTTTCAGACACAGACTCTACGGATGATCTTGGTACAACGAGTGTTCGTTGGGCTAACTTGTTTGTAGATGCTATTACCACAACTGGAGAAATCACGGCAACAGGATTTACTGGAACATTAGATGGAATCTTAGGAAGTGGTGCGGCCGCAGCTGCAACTGTAACAACTCTTACAGGTACAACGATTACTGCACAGACTGCTTTCGTTCCAGACGCATCAGACGGCGCAGCTCTTGGTACAACAGCATTAGAGTTTAGTGATTTATTCTTGGCAGACGGTGCTGTTATTAATCTTGGAGATGATCAAGATGTAACAATTACTCACGTTGCAGACACAGGCATTGCGCTAAACTCTAAGGACATTGCAGGGGTTGCTAGTATCAACTCAGGGCAGCTTGCTGGTAGTCGTAACAAAATAATCAACGGGGCTATGGAAATAAACCAACGTGGAACCGCAGCGGTAGACGCCGATCAAAAGTTTCCCTCTGACCGTTTTAAAACAGCAGAAGCAGGTGGCGGCAATATGACTGCTCAGGTCGTAGCAGATGCCCCGGCATTTTTTAGAAATAGCATAAAAGTAATTGCATCTACCGCAGATGATTGCTCACAAGCGGCTGACGAGTATCGCATTATGCACAGAATTGAAGGTAATAATGTTGTTGACCTTTATTATGGAAACTCTGGGGCTAAAACAACTACATTGTCATTTTATGTTAAAAGTTCTTTAACAGGCGCTTTTCCTGTAAGTTTAGAAAACGCCGCATCAAATAGATCGCACGTAAAACAATACACTATAGCCCAAGCAAACACTTGGGAAAAGAAATCTATAACTTTTGTTGGAGATGAAGCAGGGACTTGGTTAATAACGAATGGCACAGGATTGGCGGTAAGCTTTGTTTTAGGCGCAGGAAGTAATTACACAGGCACAATAGATAGTTGGCAAGGCTCAAGATTGTATCGTGGATCCTCTAGTGTGCAGTTTATGGCTACTGTCAACGCTACGTGGTTTGTTACAGGTGTCCAGCTAGAGGTAGGCTCTACAGATACTGAATTTGAATATAGAAGTATTGGAGATGAACTAGCGTTATGCCAACGATATTCTACAGTTGTCCACCCTGCAACATCTACCTCAGTTGGCAATGGGTTTGTCAGAACAACCACTACAGCGTATGCCTCGCGACCATTACCTGTTGTAATGAGAGCTACTCCGACATTATCATTTTCTGCTGCTGCTGATTTTGAAGTACAGTCTAGGGCAAGAGTTGATGATACGACAGCAATGGCGACTAGTGAATGCGGCCCAGATACCATAGCTTTTGTAGCAACAATAGGGGCGGCAAACCTAGTAGTAGGAGATGGAATATATATACGAGATAATATAGGCGATGGCGAAACAAGACTTGAGGCAACAGCGGAGTTATAGGAGTTATAAATGGATATAAAAGAAGCAAAATACAACAGCGAATTCGGCAGGAATATTGGAGTAAAAGTTACAACTAACAGTGACAAAATACTTTGGGTTCCCCTAGATAACGATAATACAGATTATATTGATGTGTTAGCTTGGGTAGACGCAGGTAACACGATTGCGGCGGCAGACTAATGGCATTAAACCACAGTAATAAGGTTTGCAAAGACGCATAAATAAACAGTAGACATAAAATATAATAAAATTGAAGGAGAAAGAAATGTCGGAAGTAATTAATATTAATGGTACAAAGTATACAGATGAGGATTTTAATGACGAACAAAGGTATCTTTTAAACCAAATTCGTTCTTGTAAAGCAAAAGCTGCACAACTAACATTTGATTTAGATCAAATAAAAGTTGCAGAACAAGCATTTTCTCAGGGGTTCTTGGTTTCGGTTGAGGCTTCAAAGGAAGAAGAAACAAAAGAAACTTCTGAAGTAGAAAATAAAGAAGAAAGTGAAGTCTTAGTATCTTAACTTTTCTTATAAATAGAAGAAACAAATGGGAAAAAACACATGTCAGCAATCATAACAGAAAAATTTAGACAACATAATGCAGGGAACTTTTTTGAATCATTCTCTGAAGCGTCTGCTAATGTTTATTATCTAATGATTGGTAAGGCAACCCCATTTACGTCAGCAACTACGGGGGGGTCGGATTCCTCTCCGCCCACCCCTGCTGACGATGTTTCTACTGAATTTTACTCTTGGGATTCTTCAATTGCATTAAAAAATATTACATCTAGTGATATATCTTATGCACTTCCTAGAAGAGATTGGGCAAACAGCACCACATATGACATGTATGATGATAACATAAGTTCATCAAACGCAGCTACATCTGGTGCAACAAATCTTTATCAATCCACATTTTTTTTTCGCACATCTGATAACAGAGTCTATAAAGTATTAGACAATAACGGTGGAACTGCATACAGTGGTTCTGAACCTACATCTGAATTAGTCACAACTTTTGCATTAGGTGGTTATGTATTGAAATATATGTACAAAATTACTGCATCAGAACAAACAAAATTTCTTACTGCTGACTTTATGCCAGTATCAACTGACACCACTGTAAGTGCAGCTGCGACTGATGGTGCGATTGAAAGTTTGCAAATAACTGCTGGTTCGGGTTACACAGACGGAACTTATTATGCAGCAGTATATGGTGACGGAACAAGTGCTGGAACATCATCTGGTGCAATAGTATCTATTGTAGTTACTAGTGGCGTAATTGTTTCTTTCGGACTAACCGCAGGGACAGATACATCAATTCATGATGCTGGTTCTGGATATACATTTGGAACAGTAAATCTTGGTGATGATTATATATTTTCTGATACTGCATTATCTTCCTCTTCCTCTATAGGAAGTGGTACTGGTGGTGTAGTAACAGTTGTGATTAGTCCAAAAGAAGGTCATGGAAATGATGCAGTAGTTGAGTTGGGTGGTCATTATGTAATGATGCGAACTACTTTAACTGGTGCAGAGGGAGATGATGTATTAACAGGAAATGACTTTAGAAATATATCTCTTGTTACAGACCCAACAACTTTTGGAACTTCTACAGTTGCTTCGGGGACTACTCATCGTCAAGTCTATGCAGCAAAGTTAACCTCAGTTACAGGAACATTTACTGGTGATGAAAAAATATCTCAGGCAACTACTGGTGCAATAGGCAAAGTAGTAGAATGGGATAGCACACTTTCAATTCTTTATTATCAACAAGAAAGATTTGGGGACTTCGGAACAAATAGTACTACTGGTGGTTATGTTGCATTTTCTGGTGCAAATGTAATTACAGGTGCAACTTCTAGTGCGGTTGGAACACCTGACTCAACAGCAGACAGTGCGGTAACGCTTGCAAACAACAATACTATCACATTTACAAATGGTTATGCAAACCCAGAGCTTCAACCAGACAGCGGTAATATTATATACCAAGAAAATAGGAAACCGATAGGTCGGGCATCAGACCAAAC